TGGTAACACATCTGCATCTAATGCTGACGCTGCTGGTGGTTTATATGGTGCTGGAAAATTCGGATATTCGGTGAACGATTCTGATACGGTAGCATTAGCTGGTCATGTAAGTACTGCTAACGCAACTCAATTCATTAGTTCATCAGTATCTTGGTCAGATGTAGATTTTGAACCAGACCTATCAGCATCAGTATCAACAGGTGTTGCTGCAGATGATGGTTTAGTTAAAATTACAACTGCCGTAGCTTCATATTCTACACCAGATTATGATGGCGTTCGTGCATTTACAATTAGTGGTTCAGGATACGATCAATTCTTTCCTGCATACACTTCATACGATGCAACGAATTCTCAAATTTCTTTCATAGCTAAAAAGTCAATAGCAGGTGCTCCGACAACTGCAGTTGTTTCTTATCATAAACAACCGACTACTAACTATTCAAGAACTGATTTTGAGGCAACTAAAGCTGAAATCGCATTAAACCCAGAAACAGATATCGATATTCCTGAATTAGATATTGCGTTAAAGAGTATTCCGATAATCGCGAAAACTCGTAAGTTAAAAGCAGTCTGGACACCAGAACTTGCTCAAGACTTGAACGCTTATCATTCAGTCGATGCTGAAGCTGAATTAACAGCACTATTAAGTGAGTACATCTCAATGGAAATTGATTTAGAAATTCTTGATATGTTGTTTGCTAACGCTTCTGCAAAATCAGAAAAATGGTCAGCAAAAGTTGGAAACGAATACAATTCTGCAACTAAACTTTTTGAAGAAACAGCTGCTAATGCATCTGCTTACACGAAAGGAACTTGGTTCCAGACTCTTGGTAACAAGATACAAGCCGTTTCTAATGCAATTCATCAGAAAACTCTAAGAGGAGGAGCAAACTTCATCGTGGTATCACCTGAAACTGCTACTATAATCGAGAGTATTCCTGGATATGCTGCTGATACAAATGGTGATGCAACCAATTCATCATTCGCAATGGGCGTACAGAAAGTTGGGGCACTTAATAACAGATATACTGTCTATAAGAACCCTTACATGCTAGAGAACAAAATCCTTGTTGGTTTCAGAGGAAGTAATTTCCTTGAAACTGGTGCGGTTTATGCTCCGTATGTTCCGTTAATTATGACACCACTTGTTTATGACCCGAAGAACTTTACTCCGCGTAAAGGGGTGATGACTCGTTACGCTAAGAAAATGGTTAGACCAGAGTACTACGGAACAGTCACAGTCGGTGATGTAAACTTAGTTTAATTAATTTTTTAATTAGATTAAAGTCATAAGTGGTGATTTTTAATTACCACACGATTAAGTAAAAGGGGATGTTTTTCATCCCCTTTTTCTTTGCGTTGATATTTATTATTGGAATGTTCTAAACTCATAATAGGAGAATTTATATGGCTCAAGAACCGATATGGCCAGGAAGTGGTTCGGCAGTAAGTGAATCAACACCTTTTGGATTTTATGATGGTGATTCAGATTTTCAATCGGATGCACCAAAGTTTGCATCTTGGTGTGCACAAAGACTAGGATACCCAATAACAAGTGTAGAATTACAAGATTCACAATTTTATGCGTGTTTTGAGGAAAGTATTACAGAATACTCTGCCCAAGTAAACCAATTTAATATCAAAGATAATTTATTAAGTTTAAAAGGACAATCGACTGGTTCTAATTTAACACATAAAAGACTCTCAAATACTATGGGAGAACAGATATTTTTATCAGAAACCTACGGAACAGAAGCAGGAGTAGGTGGACAAGTTGAAACAAAGAAATCTTCAATCACAATACATAGTGGTTCACAAGATTATGATTTGAATGCGTTAATTGCAGACCCAAGTGCGAGTGGTGCAATAGAGGTTACTAAGGTATTTTATGAAGCTCCACCTGCAATTACGAGATACTTCGACCCGTATGCTGGAACTGGTCAACAAACAAATAATATGTTAGATGCATTTGGATTTGGTGGTTCATCACCAGCAATTACATTTGTTTTACAACCAGTATATGCTGATTTACTTAGAGTACAAGCAATTGAATTTAATGACCAAATAAGAAAATCTGCATATTCATTTAATATTGTGAATAATAATTTAAAAATATTTCCAAGAATTACTTCAAATACAAGTCAATCTTTATGGATAGAATGGAAAGAAGTAACTGATAGAGATAATGTATTAAGAACGAGGTATAGTGGTTCTGCAGATGTAGTATCTGATATCAGTAATGCACCATACGATAATATGAAATACACAAGTATTAACGATGTTGGTAAACAATGGGTTAGAAAGTATGGATTGGCGTTAACAAAAGAGTTATTAGGTATGGTTCGTAGTAAGTATGGAACAATTCCTATTCCAGGTTCAGAAGTTTCACTCGATGGAGATACATTGAGGGCAGAAGCAACTGCTGAAAAAGAACAATTGGTAGAACAATTAAGAGAAATATTAGACCAAACAAGTAATAGGGCACTTATGGAAGCTGATAGAGAAGCATCCGATAACTTACAAGAGAAGTTAAAGAAAGTACCTTATCCAATATACATAGGATAATCAAATGGCAAGTAGATATTGGCCAACAAGAGATACTAACTTAGCTAAACGATTCAATGATGAACTCGTAGGAAATCTTGCAGATGGAAAATGTGGAATCATTGGACAAGAGGTAATACTATATAGAGTTTCGGTATATGATACAAAAACAAATATGTATGGTGAAGCAGGTGGGGGTAAAACCTATGAAGCAGGAGTTAAGTTAAGTTGTATTATTGAGGCAGAAGATTTTGATTGGGAAACAAATGAATTTGGACCTGATGCAAGACAAGATATAACAATAAATTTCCAAAGAGACATGTTAATTGATGTAAATTTCAGACCAGACATTGGTGATATCGTAAGTTGGAATCACGGATATTTTGAAATAAATAAAACAAATGAAAATCAATTAGTTGCTGGAGATTATAATAAAAATTGGTCAATTACTTGTACTGCAAATCTAACAAGAATCAGTACATTAAATATTGAACAAACAAGGGCGTTTTAATGGCAAGAAGTAAACCGATACCAAGAAAAGTTCGTAGGGATTTGAACTCGGTTGCAATCAGAGATGATTATAATAGAGGAAATCAGTTACGAAGAGATGATGATAAGGTACAGAACATATCTAATACTATTATGGATATGGATGGTGCAATTATGTACTACTTCAATGAAGTAATTAAACCTAATGTCGTAGAGAATAAAGAAACAATCAAAGTACCCGTTATGTATGCATCACCAGAGAGATGGTTTGCAATACAAAAACAAGGGTTTATGAAAGATAAACGACAACAATTAATTACACCAGCAATTGTATTTCGTAGAACAGGTATGGAACGAAATGAAAATATGCCTGTCGATAAGTTAGATGCAAATAAACCAAATAATTTTCAAACATTTAGACAAAAGTATTCTCAGAACAATCGTTATGACCAGTTCTCACGAATCATAGGTGAAACACCTAATAAAGAATATTACAATGTAGTTATACCAGATTATATGATATTGAATTATGAGTTTACAATTTGGACATCATACATCGAACAGATGAATAGTATTGTAGAAAAAATTAATTATACCGATGGTGCTTATTGGGGTGAACCTGGTAAGATGAAATTTAGAAGTAGGATAGAAACATTTACGGATGCAAGTGAACTTGATGCTGGTGAACGATTAGTAAAAACTAATTTTAGTGTACAATTAATGGGGTATATTATACCTGAAGAATTTAATAGTTTAGTAACAACACAGAAACAACTCACACCTAAAAAACTTATATTCAATATGGATGTAGAGAAATCTGCAGCAGAGATAAGTGAAGTTGGTGAGGGTGGTGGAGTATCAATAAGTACACCAACTGCAGATATATTTTCAATCGCAGTATCAAATGGATTAACATTTCAAGCAGGAACTGGTGTTACATTGAGTAATGATGGAGCATCATTTGATGGTTCACAACCTTTAACACAACAAATATCAATTGGTCAAGATGTTAGTACAACATCTAATGTATCGTTTAATCAAGTAACCGCAGGTTCATTAGTGTTTGGTAATCCGACTGTTTATTCATATACAGGTATTAGTGGTAGTGTAAATATAACAGGTTCATTAACAACGAGTGGGGATATGACAGTACAAGGTGATACCACGATATTAGGTACACTAACTGCAAAAGAATTTAAAACTACATTTGTTTCATCAAGTATATTATTTCAAAGTGGTTCTACTAAATTAGGAGATACCACAGATGATAATCATCATAGAACTGGTAGTGTAAATATAACTGGTTCATTTAGTTTAAATGGATATAGTGTAAATGAGATATCAAATGATAGTGGATTAACAGACCAAAGTACAACAACATTAGTAACTGAAGCCGCATTAAAATCATTTGCAACAAGTAATGTTGAGGATACACAAAATTATTTAAGAAAACAATTTTATAAATCTACTACATCTATTCTTAATACTGCAACAGCATCATTTACTGCTGTGACTGCATCTGCACCAAGTGGTGTAACTGCAACAGATGAAAATGATTTTCTATTCTTTATTAATGGTCAATATATGGAACACGATGCTTTAACTATTCAACAAAGTGGTTCATCTTTCCTACTACAAGTAGATACAGATGGAATCGGATACGAATTAGAAAGTGATGATGAGATTATATCGGTAGGTAAATTTAACTCATAGGGTAACAGATGCCATTATTTACATTTAAGAATCCACTCACACTATCAGATGGAACAGGTTTCACTTCATCTATCGATGAGGGAATGACTGGATTATCACCAGCAGTAAACGAACTAAGTATTGGACAAAATGTTGCCACAAGTTCGAATGTAACTTTCGGTGAAACCACACTTGATGAAACTAAAACATTTATTATTCCAAATAATGCTGGTACTCAAAATATGGTTTTGGGATATGGATTCATATCAGGTTCAACCATAGAATTTACCAATGACCTTGTTGTTAGTGAGAATCATACACACGAAGATGATTTAACAATAATAGGTTCAGTATCATATGGAGCATCAAATTTTAGTGGTTCATCAGTAACCACGATACATCAAAGTGGTAGTACAACATTAGGTGATTCTCTTGATGATGTACATAATATAACGGGTAGTTATTCCATTAGTGGTTCAATTAATATTAATGGTGTAGAAATAAATGAAATAAGTAATAATTCAGATTTTAGTGATGGTAATGCTAATGCACTTGTAACAGAAGCAGCAGCATATGTTGGGGTGTTGGGTGATACTGCAACTAATAATGTGTATCTTAGAAAAGTTTATGCAAAAAAAGGAACGATAACAAACTCAACCGCTTCATTTACAGCAGCAACTGCATCCGCAGGTACATTAACCACTACTACAAAAAATGATTTTCAATTCTTTTTAAATGGAATGATTATGGAACCAGATGCTATAACAATAGAACAGAGTGGTTCTACATTTTTAACTCATATAAATGCATCATCATTAGGATATAATTTAGGAAGTGATGATGAGGTAGTTGCTTGGGGAAAATTTAATTCATAAATATAGAGAATCCCACATTGGTTTTACCATTGTTTGATATTTATAAGTATGAGAAAAAGACATTGGAAGAATAGAAAAAACCGAAAGTGTCCATCTTGTAGTAAGATTTTAACTTATACAAGGAAAGATGCTTTTGATAGAGCAGTAGGTAATAATAGTGTGTGTAAATCGTGTGCACAGTCCGATAGGAAATTAACTTTGGATACGATTGAGAAGATGAAACAACCAAAATCTACACAACACAAGAAAAAGATTTCGAAATCAATTACAGATTGGTGGGTAGAGAAAAAACAAGAAGATATAAGACATGGCATTAATAGATAGTAAACAATTAAATCCGAGACTGACTGGTTCATTTTCACTTAGTGGTTCACTAAGTGGTGTGGATATTATACCCGCAGAAGCAATTGAGGGACAACTTGGTATATTCTCACCTACGGGTTCAATACAATCTACACACAATGATTTACAAGTTACTGGTTCATTGAATGTTCAATCTGATTTAACAGAAAGTGAACCAAGTTCTTCTACAGGTATAACCACAAATAATATTACAAATGGGTATCCTACATCCAATGCATGGGGTACTGGTTTAGGTGGTAGTTACTTTAATAACTTTACATCTACTACGCATGTTAGTGAGATTTTAAGATTTATTGCGGGTGCAATGAGTCATAGTTTAGATGTATCAGATGCCGCACCAAATACAAAGTATTGGGATACAGTCAGTACATCACATACAGATGGAACTGAAATAAGTAAAAGTTCTTTATTAAATGGAGTGTTGGGTTCTACATATGAAAATGGTAGATTAAGTAATAGTTGGACTGGTTCGGCATTCATTGATATGGCTGAAACTGGTTCTTACAAATTAGCACTTGATTATTTAGAGTTAAAGGGATGGGTACAATCGAGTGATAGAGGAACGAATGATAATGATGTAGGAACAAATCCATTTCACGGAAGTTACGCATCAAGGATTCCATCATCAAATATTACCACACAAGCAACATTTGGTACACTTACAAACACTATAACTGCAAATGCAGGTGGTAGTACAGGTGTAAGTAGTAATAGTAATTACTTTGGATTAGGAACATTAACAAGTGGAGGACCTACTGCATTTTCAGTTAGGGTTATAGCATCACAATCATATAGTGATAATTATGCTGATTCCACACCTGATAAAAGTTCAACATTTCATACATCATCGTTTGTAGATTATACACAAAGTTCATTTGGTACATCAAATGGTTTGATACTAAGTAAAATAGTAACATCACAACCTGCAGTTATTCCATCAGCGTATCAAGATGGAGATTTCAATAGTGTTGCAGGACCAATTAGTGGTAGAAAATATACAGGTGGTGCAACAACATCTACAAATATATCTGCAAGTGGATATTATAAATTAGATGATATTGTGGTTGGATTAAAAACAGGTTCACAGAGTGATTTTGTATATAAAGATGGTACAGATGGAACAACAAGATTTTATTTATACACAGGTGGATTAACAACCGATATTACTGATGGTGCACCGACAGTAGCAGTTACAAGTTCTTTAAGTAGAACAAGTTTCTCTGCCACATCAAGAAGTTTAAGTGGAGCACCATATCTATTAACCACGAGTTATGGATATAGTTTTGTATCAGAGGTAAGTAAATCCTTTGACCCAGTATTTGGATATGGAACATCAGTAATGGTAAATTCAAAACCAACAGATACTTGGGATAATATAGGTTCAACATCAATAAGTAATACAACCACGACTGTAAATAATAGTGGTGTATCATCAACAGGTGCAAATAATTATGTAATTGATAGAACAAAAACCACAAAGAGAAGTAGTGGTGATGACCCACAAATATCTGATATCGCAGTTGCAAGTTCTTCATTCACTTTTTCACTTGATAGTAATAGTGAAAATGTTGGACAAAATAGAACAAGTAACAATACTTTAAATTATAGTTTAACATTTAGAGCGACTGGTAGAAATTGGAAGAACTCAAGTGTAACTGATACCACACCAGCACAAAGTTTTTATGATGCAACTCTATTTGGACAACCAGCATCAAGTGGTAGTATGGCAATTTATAGTAGAGCACAAGGATATGATGGTGGTAGTTTGACTGGAACAAGTGAGGCATTTACGGGAGAAGATTTTAGAATAGTATTAGCAGATAATGTAACTGCATTTAATGGAGCATATTTCACAACAGACTCATTCCAAACGAATGATGAGGGAGATTCAGTTCTCGGTGATTATGATTTACAAGTAAAACCAGGTTACTTAGTAGAACCTGGTGGTTCTTATGGATATTGGTTTCCAGAAGATTTTGGTAGTGGAACATACAAATATTATATTAGAAGATTTCAAGATGGTAGTACGAGAACAAGTATGACAGTTAATGTGGGTAAAACATTAGTGAATTGGAACTCTACATCAAGTGGTGTAGCAGTTGGATTAATATTTAAGAGTGGTACGAGTGCAGGGAGTAATACAAGTATTACAAATTGTAGAATATATGACCCGAGTGCAACTACAAGTAACTTGATATCTGCAGGAGTATCAAATGATAATCATATTAATCCATTTAGTTCCAATATAGATTTATATGGAAATACAGGTGGTAGTATATCATCGACCACTTATACTGTCCCAATGAGAAATGCAGATGGGATGTATTTAGATTCAAGTGATAATGAACTTTATGTAGTAGTTAGATATAAGGGTGACCAATCACCAGTAACTTCAATATCATTGGCGTTTAGTTAGAGATAAATTATGGCAATAAATAACGAAAAAAAATCAAATAGATTACTCGGTGGAAGAAGATATACGAGTGCTGATTTAAATACTTCACAAGAAGCATTTACAGAGGTATTGGATTTAAGAGCATCGGAGATTTATACACAAGGGCATCTAATACCAGAAAGTAATTTACCATTTAGTGGAAGTTCTCAAAGTGGAATTACATATAAAGTTGGTGGTAATGATATATTAAAATATTGGTACAGATTCAGATTAACTAAATCTAATGTTGATGAGGATGCTTGGTTTTTTATTTCACCTACGGGTAGTGCAAGTGGTGTAACACCGCAGTTGATTCAAGATGGACAACAAACAAACTTTATATCACCAAAATATTCAATCGCTTCATTAGCAAATGCTAATACAGAAGATACAACACCTGGATATGGTGTTAGAGTGTATGCTTCAACATCAACCAATAGTGGTTCTTTAGGTGGTGGAGATGTTATATCAGGTAATGATTATCAGTTTGATTATAAAACTGGTGTATTACAATTTGATTCTGCAAGAAGTTCAAATGAAATAGTTTATATGAGTGTTTATCAGTATGTTGGTACAACACTTGCAACAGGTTTAGAAGTAGATGGTAATATCACCGCTAATCAATATATTGTAAGTTCATCAGTAACTTATATGACTTCATCTTTTTCAAGTGGTTCTACAATATTTGGAGATTCAGTAGATGATACACACCAATTTACAGGTAGTGTTAGTATTAGTGGTTCAATACTACCAACACAAGATGATTTAATAGATTTAGGAAGTTCAACATTTGAATGGAAAGATTTACATTTAGATGGTACTGCAAATATAGATACATTAAGTTTAACCGATGGGTTTACTTATAATGGAGTATCATTTAATACAAGTGGAAGTGGAGCAGCAACTGGTTTACAAGTTACTGGTTCTAACTTCCAATTCAGAGCTAATAATCCTGATAATTTATTCACTTTGAAAAATTCAAGTGATGAGATAGCAGTACAAATAGATGATAAAGTAATAATTTTAGGTGAACCTACTTCAGTACCTACCGCAATTAAGGGTGGTATGTATTATAGTAGTTCTGCGTGGTTTTTAGGGTATGAAAACTCACCAACTTAATATTTATAAATGATAAGAAAAAGCCTTAAATAGGAGAATTTAAATGGCACAATGGAGAAAAGTAGTAGTATCAGGTTCATCACCCGAATTCGCGGTGGTGAGTGCATCATCTGATATTCATGCTACGGGAAATATAAAGACAGTTGGAGATTTGACTGTTGCAGGTGGAGATATAGTACTTGGAACAACAAGTATATTTTCAGGTGGAGATACCACTTCCCTAAATAATATCGATGCAATAGATACAACTACTGAAAATACAATTGAAGCCGCATTAGATACTCTTAGTAATGTAACAACAGTCGGTGCTTTAGATGCAGGAAGCATAACGAGTAATTTTGGTTCAATAAATAATGGTTCTTCCGCAATTACTACGACTGGTACAATTACAGGTGAACAAATAACTTCTACCGATGATATAACAGCAGCTGGAACAATTAGTGGTTCAGTACTTAATGCTGATACAATCGGACAGAACAGAGTTGATGGTATAAAAACAATTACGATAGAAGCAAATTCTACAATTAACCAAGATGTTAGTTCAGATGCAATAGTTCAATTTGCTTCAGTTAGTGCTTCTGCAAATATACAAGCAGTAGGATATGTAAGTGCATCTTCAATAAATGTTCAAGGAGCAGCAGATTTTGATTCCTTAACATTAGATACACAATTAGCAGTAGCAGAGGGTGGAACTGGTGCAACATCATTAACCGATAAAGCAGTATTAATTTCACAAGATAGTGGAACAGATGCAGTCGGTTCATTAGCATTGACTGGAAATGGTGAAATTATAGTTGGTGGAACAAATGGACCAGCAGTTGAAGCAGCAGCAGATGTTGCAGGGACTGGTTTAGATGCCGCAGTTGGTGATGGAACATTAGCAATTAATGTTGCAGCAGCACAAACAAGTATTACTTCGATTATAAACTCATCATTGGGTAAAATCGGAACAGCAGCAGACCAAGAATATATTGATTTCGGTACATCAAATGAGGTAAACACTAAAATTGGTAATTCAGAAATTCATAGTGTAACTGCCGATGGTGTAGATATAACTGGTGCAGTTACTATTAGTGGTAACTTGGATGTTAATGGTTCATTGACGACAATCGATAGTACTAACTTGAGAGTTGCAGATAGATTTATCTACGCATCAAGTGGTTCAACGAGTGGAGATGGTGGTTTAATAATCGGAACTGGTGCAAATGGTATTGGTACAGCAATCGGATATGATGATAGTGTTAAGAGATGGGGATTAACCAAAGAAGATGACACTGCTCACGATGCTACAGCAATCGCACCAAGACAATATGTTGTTTCGGTTAGTGGTTCTGCAACAGCACCAAGTACAAATCCACACGATTTTGGAACAGCAGCTGGAGATAGAATTGGTATGATGCACGTCAATACTGATAATGGGGAAATTTGGATTTATAGTTAAAACAAGTGAGGTTATATGGCGATAAGAGCTAAGGAAGTAAAAACTATTGTTAATGAAGTGGCAAAGTTTAAAAAAGATGAAATAGAGTTTTTGTTTGAGTTAATTAAAAACTCTATGATTCCAGGTCAACATTTGGGTATTGCAATGGATATTGTTAATAAGTTAAAATCTCAATACCAATTGTTAAATAGAAAGGGTGCTGTAGTTAAGACAACTAAAAGTACTAAAGATGTAGTAAGGGAAGAAGTAGAAAAAGTTCAACAAGAGATTAAAGAAGAAGATGGTGAACTTTTTATTAAAGAATAACTTTATTGGCCTATTGTTTGGCGACAATAGGAAGTGGGCCGAAAGGTAACCAACCATAAGGAGATGAATTAAATGCCAAATTGGAAAAAAGTAATAGTATCGGGCTCAAATGCTCATTTAAGTTCGGTTACATCGAGTTTATTTCACACTAATCCAGATGAAAATGATTTAGTATTTGATGCTGCAGGAGATATTATATTAGATGCCGATGGTACTGATATTATATTAAAGGATGGTGGAACTGAGTTTGGTAGATTTAAAAGAGACTCTTCTGATTTTGTTATAAAATCCGCAACAAACGATAAAGATATAGTTTTTAGAGGTGAAGATGGTGGTTCAACTATAACTGCACTTACATTAGATATGTCAGAAGCTGGACATGCACTATTTACTGGTGATGTAAGTGGTTCAAACATTAGAGCAAGTGGAGATGTTATAGCATATAATTCATCCGATGAAAGATTAAAAGATAATATAACCTACATAGGAAAACCATTAGAAAAGTTACACAAGATTGGTGGGTATGAATTTGATTGGAATGAAAAGCAAGATATACATACAGGTAACGATGTTGGGGTTTTAGCTCAAGAAATTGAAGCCATTTTACCATCTGCAGTTTCCGACCGAGATACTGGTTTTAAAGGAGTTCAGTATCACAAGATAATTCCACTATTAGTTGAGGGAATCAAGGAATTAAATAAAAAAGTCGACCACCTTGAAAATCTTTTAGAAGAAAAAAATAGCACTGATAGAAAAATGACCCGTCTTGCAAGTGCAGTGAGAAAATTAAAGCAAAAAAAGTAGTATTTAGAGTTATACATTTATATTTATATACAACCGAATTAAACATATTAATAAAGGAGTTATGTTATGGCTGAAAAGCAAAACAAGGTAGATGAAACAAAAATCGTATTTTCAGATGATGAAATAAAATCACTTGAAGATTTGCGTACTGGATATAACACCATCCAAAATGATTTTGGTGTAATTAAAGTTCGTAAGATTTTGTTAAATCAGCAACTTGATAACTTGGAACAAACTGAGATAGAGTTAGAGACAAGATATGCTGAAAATCAACAAACAGAACAAAAGTTAGTTAAAGACCTTAACGAAAAGTATGGTGCTGGTAATTTAGACATCAATACTGGTGAATTTACACCAAATAGTTAAGATTTTTCTCTAAGCTGATATCGTTTGAGGATTTTGCTTTATACTTATAAAGTGTATAGTTTTATCTATTACGATTAATCAATAAATAGGAGAATGACCATGGCAGAGAGAATAGTCTCACCAGGTGTATTTACGAGAGAAAAAGATTTATCTTTTTTACCACAAGGTATTGCTGATATTGGAGCTGCAATTATTGGACCGACAGTTAAAGGTCCAGCATTTGTTCCAACACAAGTAACAAGTTTTTCGGAATTTGAAAATATCTTTGGTGGATTAGATACAAGATTTTATGTACCTTACACCGTCCAAGAATATATAAAGAATGCTCCTACCGTCACTATAGTCCGTGTATTAGGAATTGGTGGATATAAACATTCTGCAGTTAGAGTTAACTTATCAAGTTCACTCGGAACATTTACTGCAGCAGTTTTAAAACCATCAAGACTAAGTAATACATTGGATTTAGGTGGTGTAACAAGTGCATCTTTAGCAGCAGGAGCTGATTTTGTAGAGGGTTCTATCACATTAGGTAGTGCATCTGCAAAAACAATTAGTTTCCAAACGGGTTCTGATAATTATATCGAAAAAGTATTCGGTACAGACCCACAAACAACGAATACAAATGTATATGTGTATAAATCATTCAAAAAATTCCATTCAAGTAATGGATTTGATGCGACTGTAAGTATGAGTTTAGTCTCATCTTCAGAAGCAAATGGTGATGATTTTACTCACGATTACAAAGTAGCAACTACACCTTATCTTGTTTCACAATTAAGTGGTGGTGCTAGAAAGAATTTATTTAAAGTTAATACTCGTTCGCATGGTACGAATGTAAATGATGATTTCAAAATTGCAATTGCAGATTTGACAACAGCAGCAAATGTACCTGGTTCTGATTATGGTTCTTTTGCACTTCGTGTATTAAGAAATAATCCAGGCGAAAACAATGATGGTGAAGTTTTAGAAGAGTTCACTAATCTTAGCTTTGACCCAGATTCAATAAACTTTGTACCAAGAGCAATTGGAGATAGATATGTAACTATCGATTCAGAAGGCAAACTTACCTATAATGGTGATTGGCCAAATCAATCAGTTCATATTTATATTAGTGATTATACTACAAATCTTGAGGGAATAGCATCAGACCTATTACCACACGGATTTGGAGCAGCATCTAATCCAGTTCTCGGTACAACACAAATCCCAAGTGCAAGTTTTGTTTCACAACAGACTAACACTCTTGGTGTATTTGACCAGAATGTTTATTATGGTTGGGATTTCTCAAATTCTGATAACAAAGCGTTCTTAGCTCCAATACCTGCAAGTGCTGGTGTTGGTAATAATGCAGTGTTCAGTTTAGAGAATATGTTAGGACATGCGGATGCAACAACAATTGGAGATACTCAAGAATCTACAGCAGCAGAGGCAATTACATTAGCTCTATCAGCGAAAGCTCAGAGAAAATTCGTAGTTCCTTTCCAAGCAGGATTTGATGGGGATGACCCGACTGTATTGAAAGCAACTGGTAATGATATCTCTGCAACTAACCAACAAGGTTTAGATTGTAGTGGTACTAATGCTAGTGGTTCAATTGCATACAAACGAGCAATTAATGCTGTATCAAACCCAGATGAGTTTGATATTAACTTAATGGTAACACCTGGTATTATACACGAATATCACAATTCCGTTTCAAACCACGCTATTTCAAAAGTAGAAGCTCGTGCAGATGCTTTTTATGTAATGGATGGTTCAAGATGGGGTAGAAGTGTAGCAAATGCGATAAACGATATTAAAACTATCGATTCGAATTATGCTGGTGTATATTACCCGTGGGTTAAGATACTCGATTCAGTAAAGAATAAACCAATGTGGGTTCCGCCATCAGTAGTGATACCTGGTGTGATTAGTTTCACAGATAGTGTAGCACACGAATGGTTTGCTCCAGCTGGTTTAAACAGAGGTGGATTGAGTTCAGTATTGGAAGCAAAAACAAGACTAACACATACAGAACGAGATGATTTGTATGAAGGTCGTTTGAATCCAATCGCTTCATTCCCAGGTCAAGGTGTAGTAGTTTTCGGACAGAAAACACTTCAAGGTAAACCAAGTGCACTTGATAGAATCAATGTACGAAGATTGTTAATCAGACTTCGTAAGTTCATTGCTTCATCTTCAAGATACTTAGTATTTGAACAAAACACAGCAGCAACAAGAAACAGATTCTTAGGAATCGTTAATCCTTTCTTAGCGAGTGTTCAATCAAATAGTGGTTTAAGTGCATTTAAAGTAGTAATGGATGATTCTAACAACACACCAGATGTTGTTGATAGAAATCAGTTAGTAGGTCAGATATTTATCCAACCTACAAGAACTGCAGAGTTCATTGTACTTGACTTTGTAATACAACCAACAGGTGCAGCATTCCCTGAATAAGTTTAACTTATAAAATCGCTTATACGAAAAACCCACACTCTTAATTGAATGTGGGTTTTTCTTTTATAGGAGGTTTAATGAATAAATAAAGTAGTGGTGCCAGAAAGGAGTATCTTTTGTCCTTAGCAGTGTCTCTTAAACCTAACCACTAAAATTTTGAGAGTTTAACCACCTAACTCACAAGGGTTGTTTCTAATCGTGAAACACTACATAACCCAATCGATTCCAAATATGTAGTCATCGAGAACCCACGGCCTATTTATTACATTAGTTCTAACATAGAGAATGGTACACTATAAATCCTACCATTCATCTCAACTAAGGCTTTCTTGATATTCATCTTAGTGATTACACCAGGTGTCCTTTTAGTTTTCTGAACCACATAAACTTTAGAACCAATAGACAATGAAGTTTTACCTAACATAGTCTTACATTCACTAATAAATGAAGATAATTCATTTAATTCTGATAGTGAATTTAGTCCTTTAATTTGTTGTTTTATCTTAATCATAATTTATTTCCTTTATTTGATACTCTAATATAAGGCTTTTTGCCAATACAAGTCAAGTACTTTTTTTATTTTTTTTTATCCCCTTTCTACTTTTCCTTTATGAGCCCAATTCACAGAGTATGGTCTTTCAGAATATTCAAAGTTCTTATTGATAGCTTTTGGTATCTGAGAACATATTTCATTAGCAAACCATTCAGCATCTGAGTTCTCATTTGTTACGGCTCTATCACCACAACCTTGGTCTGGAACATAAACTTCCAAACATATATTTACAAAAAATCTATTAGCATCTTTAGCCATAATTTTTCCTTTACATTTCCAAAGAATCTAACCACTCTTCTATCTCTTGTGGTGTCATTCTTCCATCTTCTTCAAGTGCTTCTCTTTGTTCATCTCTTGTTAATGGTCTACCCATATTATAGGTTGGACCAATACCAGTTTCTGCTTGAAACTCAATATCGTGTTCTGGTAAATTACCAGCATCTCTATTCAATTCATAATTCATACAACCTAAAGCAAAAGTTCCCATATCCATATTTTCATCCTTTTCAATCATTATTACACTATAATATAAGGCTTTTTCAAACCATTGTCAAGTGTTTTTTTATTTTTTTTTAATTTAAAACATAAGGTTTATCCCACTTACCAAGATTAACAGATATATACCAACCGACATGAAAGTAATCAGTTTGGATATCAGATTTATCAAAGTTACCAACATTCATAGCTGGGATAACTTCTGATAAGAAGGCAAGTGCCTCAGGATTATCAGAGAAGTGGTCTTTATACCAATACTCGTTTATATTATCAGTACCAAAATCAATAGAACCAGATTGAAGAGTCAACCTTAAAGTAGAGTAATTATCAACAGAAAGAGTTCCTTTCATATTATGCTTTTTCAAAGCCTTTTTAATATTTGGAGCTAACTCTTTTTTCTTTTCTTGATTCATATAAGCCATTATTTATTTCCTTTATTTAAGTTCTTTATTATTATCTCATTTCTCATACCTTAATATACGACATAAATACTATACAAGTCAAGGATTATTTTCAAAAAACTTCAAAAAAACTTCGAAGAATCATATAAGAAATTACATATTTTTTAATAACCTGATATTTATTATCGAAGAAAAAAACAGCATTAATTTAAATGGAGATGGCAATGGCCGACATATTAACAACAGATGAAATCTTTTTTAAAGCGTTTGAACCGAAAACAAAGAATAGGTTCATTATGTATATTGATGGAATACCATCTTATTTCGTAAAAACAGCTAATAGACCACAGATTACTTTTGAAGAAATCGAACTTAATCATATCAATGTAAAACGATATGTTAAAGGTAAAGGTACTTGGGAGCCATTAGAAATTACTCTATATGACCCAATCGTTCCAAGTGGAGCACAGGCAGTTATGGAATGGGTTAGATTACACCACGAATCAGTAACAGGTCGTGATGGGTATTCTGATTTTTACAAAAAAGAAGTTAGATTCAATCTTTTAGGCCCAGTTGGTGATAAGGTTGAGGAATGGGTTCTTCACGGAGCATTCATTCAAACTGCTAACTTCAACGATTTAGATTTTGCTAATGGAACAGATGTCGCTGATATATCGTTAACACTTCGTTACGATTACGCAGTACTCTCGTTCTAAAACCATAAGGAAAATACAATGGCTTTTAAAGACATTTTTAAAGATGATAACTCATATAACGAGAAATCAATCATAGGGTTTGGTGCGTTTGCTATAATGGTAATATTTGCAGGTGCAGATGTTGTAACTGGTATTATGGGTAAAGATTTAGTAATCAACGATGTTGTTTACAATTCTTTCCTATTCACTACTTTAGGTTCATTTGGAATCGCAGGAGCTGAAAAAGTATTAGGAAAAAAATAAATTTGATTTTACGAAAGTAAATTAATAGTTATAAGTATAATGGTTTTAAATACATTTCATAGGAGAAATAACAATGGCTGATAATCAGTACGCATTTCCTACTGAAGAACTATCACTGCCTTCAAAAGGTTTACTTTATCCAAAGGATAGTCCATTAAGTAAGGGAACAATAGAAGTCAAGTATATGACTGCACGAGAAGAAGATATATTAACTTCTTCAAATTTAATTGAAAAGGGATTAGTAATTGATAGATTACTTGAATCCGTAATAGCAGACCCCAAAGTAAAATTGGATGATATGTTAGTGGGAGATAAGAACGCATTAATGTTAGGTACAAGAGTTTTGGGTTATGGTAAGGATTATGTAGTAAGCATAGAGGACCCAGATACAGGTCTTGATGTAGAACATACCTTTGATTTAACAAAGTTAGAAACTAAAAAAGTTGATGACTCTTTACTCAAGAATGGAAATAAGTTTGAATTTACATTACCACACTCTAAAAGAGTAATTGAATTTAAACTAATGACACATAAAGATGAAAAAGATGTTGAAAAAGAAGTTGAGGGTTATAAGAAAATAGCTCAAGCAACTGGAGTTTCTAATGAGTTAACTACACGATTAAAGAAACAAATCATTTCAGTAGATGGTGAAACAGATAGAATGAAAATTAATGATTTTGTAGATAATCAGTTTCTTGCTAGAGATACACGAGAGTTTCGTGCTCACTTAGTAGAAATATCACCTGATATTAAATTCGAAGCA